CGATTGTACGTCTTCGACGATTTTTAAGAGCATTAGATCGACTGTTGATTGTTGATCTTCTAACTGTTTCAATATCCTGTCTTTTTTTAATGAGTTCAGCTTCTTTTTCCTTCTTTTTTTCCAATGCCATTGAAATGGTAAAACGCTGCTTTGCCTCATTTTGCGCATCGGTGAGGAATTTTTTTCTAAATATTCTCGGTAGCGGGACCTTAGTGCCTCTCGCATTAAGGACTTGATTGTTATGTGGTTGAGATATATGTTTAATAAATTCTGGTTTCGCAACACATAAGCCCAATCCCTTTGACATAAAAGCTCGTTCCTCCTGCCGATCGTTATTTTGTTTCTCCATTTCATGTTTCATCATGTATTTTAATACGTAGTCAACAGTGTTTACATTGCATTGATCTATATCTATTCTGCCCTTTGATACTCCTGGCGTATATTCTGATGCTTTATGGTAACCTCTCGGTGAAGTACACAACTGTGTACTCCAAGCCCTAGCGATATTATCAATATCAACAACATTGAAAAAAATATAGTGCCAGTGCGGACGATCTCCGAGGTCCCCATATTCAATGATTCCGAAATACCGGAGGTTTCCGATTTCGTGTACATGGTAGAGTGAGCGCCTGTGTTCCTCCATCGATATCTCTTTTCTTTCATTAAGTCTAATCGGGTTTTCATAATATTTCAACCATTTAATAAATTCCTTGTGATCGTTTGAGTTAGCACAGTAACCATCATCTCCATAAGGTACAAATTCATTTGTATAGGTTAATGTTACAAAGTAACTAGAGAATGATACATTTTTTTCCTCCATTAATCTGTAAGACCATTGGCGTTTCCTTTTTTGAAGGCATACTATACATTTTCCGCAATCTGCTGGAAATGCGTACTGCCATTGACCCCCAACATATTTTGGTTTTTCTAATTTAATCCATGTTGGGGTTTCGCACGCCATAATGCCATTCTATTGAATTACATAAATCATCGTAGTTAAAACGGGGGACCAAGTCCCCCCTTAAAACCCATTGAAACTCATCTCTTTCGATCATAATTCAGGTAATCCGAATTTTGGTAATCTTCTAAGAATCTCTATACCTACATAAGCATGAATATAACACTCGTGTTCTCCGGCTTCAGCATCTACTGTAAAACATCTACCTATATCTGGCCTACATTCGATAAATTCTGAATTTAGGACTACATCGGCAGCAGCGATGAATTTACGTCCCAGGTGAAAGCTTTCCCATAGGGTACGCATTTGCCCAGATACTATATCATTTGAATACCTTTCCCAATTGTATTGTTGGGTATATCCAAATATTTCTTCGTTCCATTCAATATCAGCATCATACCAGGAAAACCATACTTCCTTGTTTTTAAGTGGTTGATCGCCAATAAGAGCAAATTGTTCCCACATATAATCCATTTTGGTACGTCTATCCCATATCCGGTCAGAACCAGAATAATATGATGCCTTTGGATATACCGTCATTATTGGAATTATTACTCCGTAGTCTGGAGCGGTATATGAAAACTGTGGTGTGTTATCCCTAAATACAGCCTTACCTGCATAATCACCAACTACAACCTCACTACCTGCTGCTGTTGCCATTACTTCTGATATAATAATATCTCCAGTGTATCCACCAATCCATACAGGTTGTCCTATCATTAACGGATTGGGAGTCCAATCGAAATTTCTCTTAACGAAGTCATTCCAATTCATATCTTCAGGCTGACCACCTGGAAAACCTCCCGAACGCATATGTCGTTCAAGAAATTCAGTCATTTTTGATGCATAACGAAAATCCCGAATGGTTGATGATAGCTGTAATACTACATCTTCACTTGCCGTTGAACCATGTAATAAACCTCCATTAATTGCTAATGGTTGATCTCCCGGAGTAACTCCGGTCAATCTTTTAATTTCCTGTGGTATGAATAATCCAGTTTCAGGATCTACAGCAAACGAAGGTATAAGCACATTTTCACCTTGCTGAGGTGTTAAAGTTGCAGAAGTATAATAGTCTCTCGGCCAGTTTCTTCGTTTTACTCTAAGATCAGGCAAATTAGCCTCCATTACTGCTGTATTATCACCTGGTGATAATACTATCCGTAAATTTTCCTGAATTTGAGAGTTTCTATACATCCATCGCCATATCTCATTATATGCTGCTGCAGGTATAGCTGATACTTCTGTTTGTGATATAAGTGTACCTGCACCTGGAGGTGCATTAAAGCCCATATAGTTAAGAATACCATCAGTAAATACAGCATCAGCTCTTTTATAATTAAAGTATGCCCATTCTATTGTTCCTGTTACAGGGTCTTGTTTTATAAAATTCTCAAACGCCCTATCACTTGAACCACCATCAAACAATGTTTGAGTTCTTATATAGAACCAATCTATTGTGAAATAACATTGGTGCATTATGGGTAGATATAAGGCGGCAAATTTTGCTGACAATTCCAAATACAATTTGCATAATTCACCGGGATACAACTCTTTTACTGCAAGTGGGACCAGAGTCCCCATAGTTAGAGTTGTTTTGTGATTGAAGGACTTATCAATCCAATTTCTTTTTTCATGTTTTTCCATCCTTTCAGGTAAGGATGACCCTGCTCTAATAGCCATAATTAACGTTTTGTAGCGATGAGAATTACTTTAAGTAATGATGATATCCAGTCTGGCAGACTGTCTAAGTCTTTCGTAAGTGAATCGTTTAATATTTCCTCGAATCCCCTAATTTTTTTTAGCTGTTCCATGAGGCCAGCTTGTTCCAACAAATTTTGAACCTGCTGCTTTGCTTTATTAAGAGCTTCTCTTTTCATATTTAGCGGTATACCTTCTGCAAACGCTTTTTGTTCAACATCTAGCTCAATTTTTTTGAGTTCAGATTCGTAGTTTTTTATGAAAGAGGCTGCCCTTTGTTGCTCTATCCTATTTGAGGATTCCCAGGCAATACCCGTTTTTGGATCGATATGTTCTATTCCCGACATCATATCTTTAGCCTGGCTATCTGCCATTTGCTCGTATGTGTCTGCTCCTAATTTTGCTCCCTGTAATTTTGGTAAAGTTCCAAGTGTAGGCTCAATTGATAGTTGAGGTGATTGAGATTGCTGATTAATATTCCCTTTATACATATAAGACAATGGTAAACCTGCTTTTCTTAATCTCTTAAGTTGTGCCTTTGGTGCATTGTATTGGTTTTGTGTAACCGTACCACCAATATCAAATAATGCCTTTAAAGCTGCCGCTAATAATGTTCCTCCTAGAATACCTATTAAGAATATTGGCATAATTTTTTTAAATTCTATGTGAAGAATTTTTTGGCCTTAGAAAGACGAGGTATCTAAGGCCTCGGAAAGTTATCTTTCCATTTTGAATTGTGCAACTATGTTGCTTTTATTTTTTTTAACGCTTCGCTATTTTTGTTTACAACACATTGATACACAATGTGTTGTATTTATAATTATTTTTATAATTATTTTTTGATTTTCTAAAGAAAATCTATTTTTTGTCTCACTTTAGATCGCTGAGTGCGACATTCGCTGAGCGACATACTCGATCTTCGCTGCGCTCATCACTCGTTTAGTCGCACGCGAACTGTGCACACGCTCTCAACGTCGCTGGCTCCGTTTTTTACTAAAGTGAGTTAAGCTACTGCCTTTTCCGCTTCCTTCGTCAGCGTATTGGGCAGAGCTTTTTTGATCTTCCTTGGCAGGAATAATCTGTTTTTTACGTGGCTATGTTTAGCTCACTAGATATGCCTCCGGCGGCCCCTCATTGCCGGGGGGGCTAGGTTTTTGGTATTTATATATCCCTCATTAATATTCGTCGTGCTACCGTATAATTAGAATTTCATGCTTCCCCATCCTACTAAGTTGGGGTAATGAGCAGCTTGTTTTAGCTACCGCATAGAATAAGAAAAGCCCCCATTACTGGAGGCTTTGACTGAATGAAACGAAACGGTGAGAACGACCCCTAATTTATAATTGCATCTTCCGGTTGCTTCTCTTGTGGATTGGCTGCATATACCAGGTCGTAAATACGCCTGGATAATGTTTCAATATTTGCATCTATTGGTAATTCAAGTATCTTATTAAGATGTTCCATGAATACCGTAAAATGTATGTATTTTTTCCTGACTTCTTCAAGGCTCATGCCATGAAAGTAATTGTCAGGGTTTAACGGTTGAATTTTGCCGTTAATAATTTTACCCTGGTTTGGGTACTTCTCATCCAAAGATTCTTGTTTCATTATTTAGTGTTTTTTGATTTACAAGTTTTTGCGCAGCTTCAAGAATTTCAGCTTGGCGCTTTTCTTCTGCTGCCTTAAAGTCAGCTTCTGCTTTGGCAGCAGCTTGTTGAGCATTGAAATTGTCAATGTCTGTTTGTGCTGTTGCTGCCATCTCTTTGTATTTAGCCAGGGCATGAAGTTTCTGAACCTTATCCATCATGTAGAAATCAGGTTCAAGTATTCCTTGCTCTTCATAATATCCTGCCATTTGGTCTATCGGATGACCCATCCTTAACATTTGAAATGCCTGAAGTGGTGTCCTAGTTGACATTACCATAGTCAACTTTTGACCTCTATTTCTTTCCGGTGTTACTGTTCCTTTCCTAAGCATAATTTATTCGATTGTACGTCTTCGACGATTTTTAAGAGCATTAGATCGACTGTTGATTGTTGATCTTCTAACTGTTTCAATATCCTGTCTTTTTTTAATGAGTTCAGCTTCTTTTTCCTTCTTTTTTTC